CTCCAGAAGGACGTCCTAACCACAACATGAACGTATTTGAAAAAACTGCAGAAGAGACAATGCGTGAGCGTGCTCACGTAGGATCAGCTGCATGGGTCGAAGCTCCAACATACCTAGGCGAATTTGCTCAAGGTAACTTTGGAGATCACTCAACAGTCGTTATCGAAGAGGTTATTCGCAGTGGCTCACGCCAGGAGCGTATGAACCCAGCTTCAGTCTTAGACTAAAACATACGATAGACTATACTGGTCTCCAGCTCTGTACCCCTTTCTCCGGAGCTGGAGACCTATATAGGAGGAGACCATGGCACAACCGAATAATCCGAAGTTATACAATTTGTTGTTAGCGCAAGCTAAAGCAAAGTATCCTTCACGTAAGATGAACGGTTTAAGCTTTCCAGCTGCTAAATGGTTTGGAAATGAATATGCAAGACAAGGCGGCGGCTTTGTGGATTCAATTAAGGAAGTTGATCCAGATCTACGTGATTTTAAGCAAGAAAATATTGAGAAAGAAAAGCGTAAAGAAGCGTTAGAAAAAAAGAAGAAGAAACAATCAGGTTTCGTCGTTTAAGTTGGGGGCAACTATGAAGTCAGGATGTAATCAATGAGCGGTGGTATGGATTTTTCACCCCCCAGTTATAGGGCGGCGTCATCTGACTTAACCATCTCCATTTCACCACTAGGTCTAGTGGAACTTGCTGATGAAGAATTCGAAGTACACGGTCCACGTCTAAATCGTTATTCACTTAACTGGGCGATGTATCTAGGGCACCACTGGTCTTATCGCCGTGAAATTGGCGAGTCACAGATGGTCTACAACTATTACCGTGCCTTTACAGATTTTATTATTAACTTTACTTTTAGCCGTGGCGTTATGTTCCGCAGCCCGCAGCAGACTGAGGCAATTGTCCCAGACATTCTAAAGCGTGTGTGGGAGATCGACAACGACAAGCACGGCATCCTATGGGAAATGGGACAGCAAGGCGGCGTATCAGGTGACTGCTTTGTTAAGGTAGCCTATGAAGAGCCATATGAAGATTCTACAGGCCGACCTCATCCAGGACGTGTTCGTATTCTTCCTCTTAACTCTTCTTTCTGTTTCCCAGAGTTTCACCCACATGACCGTTCACGTTTGATTCGTTTCAAGCTTAAGTATCGTTTCTGGGGAACCTCTATTGAAGGTACACGCCAGGTATATACCTACACCGAAATTTTGACTGATGACCGCATCGAAGAATACATTAACGACGAGCTCATTGATAGCCGTCCTAATCCTATTGGCGTTGTTCCAGTCATTCACATTCCTAACGTCCGTGTTTCTGGATCCCCATGGGGACTTTCAGATTGCCACGACGTTATTACTCTTAACCGCAATTACAACGAAGTTGCAACAGATATTGCGGACATCATTAACTACCACGCTGCCCCTGTAACAGTTATCACCGGAGCTAAGGCATCCTCTCTCGAGAAGGGCCCTAAGAAGGTCTGGGCGGGCCTTCCTAAGGACGCACAGGTCTTTAACCTAGACGGAGGTGGGCAAGGCCTCATGGGGGCTATGGAGTACCTTAAAATCGTTAAGACAGCCATGCACGAAATGGTGGGTGTCCCGGAGTCCGCACTTGGGCAGGTACAGCCAATCTCTAACACCTCAGGTGTTGCCCTAGCTATTCAGTACCAGCCTTTGATGAACCGTTACCACCAGAAGTTGGTGCAATACGAAGAAGGACTACAGCGTATTAATGAGTTAGTTCTTTTAACCCTTGCATTTAAAGAGCCAGGTCTGTTTGTTTACAACCCTGCAGTTAATGGGCCAATCAAGCCAGGTCAGCTTACCCAGCTTGACTTTGCAGACCCAATAACTTACGAGTCAGTTATCCACATGCCGCCTCCACTTCCACTAGATAAGTTGATCGTACTCAACGAAATCCAGCAGAAGATGAATATGCAGCTTGAAAGCCGTGAAGGTGCTCTTCGTCAACTTGGCGAGGAATTCCCAGATCAGAAGCTCGAAGAAATTCGTGCAGAACTTATTGCTGATGCTAAGGCTGACGGAGCTATTGCTCTTGTCAAGCAACAGATAAATTCAGCAATCACATCTCTTACTGGTATGATGCCTGATGGGACTCTTCCTCCGGGAGCAGCTCCAGGGGATGGAACTGGTCCTGGCCCATTAGGACAACCAGGAATCATTACTCCATTTGAAGAAGCAACGCTTGGACAACTTCAACAAGAAATTGTTGTAAAGGCATATGGTAGTCAAACTCCTAGACAGAGTGCGAACACACAAACCGATACACCCAATTCTGAACAAAACCAGTGATTTAGGCTGACAAATCGTAAAAAATTTGTCAGGCTATATACCAAACTAACCCGCAGGTCATCGTGGCATTAAATCGGACAACGACCTCTTAACCTAAAGGAATACGCATGTCAGAAACAACATCAAATGTTGTTGATAGTGCAGTGGCTCAAGAAGCATTTACTTCTGAAGTTGCAGGCACAGCATCACCAGCACAGCAAGCAGTAGTACCTCCTGTCACAGATTCAAAGGCAGGATACACAGAAGTAGATCTTCAACGAGTTCGGGAACAAGAGAAGTCAAAGCTTTACCCACAGATTGATTCGCTCAAGGAAGAAATTAATCTACTTAAGAAGGACCGCGAAGCGCAGCTTGCAGAAGCTAACCGCATTGCGGCAGAGAAAGAAGAAGAAGCCCGTAAGAAGGCAGAAGCTGAAATGGATGTTCGTGCACTTCTTGAAAAGAAGGAGCAGGAATGGGAATCCAAGCTCGAAGAAATTCGCCAAGAAGGTGCTCGTAAAGATGCACTTCTAGAGCGTGAGCGTCAGTATGCTGAACTTACAGCTTACCGTAATCGTCGCCTTGCTGAAGAGCAAGACAATATTATGCCTGAGCTTGTAGATCTAATCTCAGGAAATAGTGCAGACGAAATTGAACAGAGTATTACTGGGCTTAGAGAACGTTCGTCTAAGATCCTAGAATCGGCGCAGCAAGCTATGCAATCTGCTCGTCGTGACATGAAAGGCACAAGTACTACTTTGCCTCCAACCATGGAAAACAATTCGGCACAACAACAGTTCACCGCGGATCAGATTGCCGCAATGTCGGTTACCGAGTACGCAAAATACAGAGATCGTTTGTTCCCAGGAGCAAACAATCAAAATAAGGGAATCTTCGGGTAAGTAATTACCTTTTAACTCAACCTAACATATATGAATAAGGAGTAACACCGACATGGCATCAGCCGTAACAGGTACCGGCAATTTAGCCGCAGCACCTACCGCGTATTCTGGTTCTAACAGCCAGCTTACACAAGCAATTCAGACCATCTGGTCAAAGGAAATTCTTTTCCAGTCAATGCCTATCCTTCGCTTCGAGCAGTTCGCTGTTAAGAAGACAGAACTAGGCGTCGCACCAGGTCTTCAGATCAACTTCATGCGTTACAACAACCTAGGCTTCGCAGCTCCATTGGTTGAAGGCGTACGTATGTCAACAAACGCACTAACTGCACAGCAGTTCTCAATCACTGTTGCTGAGCACGGATACGCAATTGCAGTATCAGAGCTCCTACTTAACGCATCATTCGATGACGTTATGGCATCAGCTTCACGTCTTCTTGGACGTAACATGGCTCTCTACCTTGATGGCCAGGCACGTGACACACTTATGGCTGCATCTTCAGTCATCTACGGTGAAGATCGTTCAAACCTTTCAGCAGTTAACAACTGGTATGCAGACGGTACAAAGGGCACATCACGTGCTTCATTGACCGGAGAATTCAACTTGACACCAAAGACTGTCAAGGATGCCGTTGAAACACTTGCAACCAAGAACATCCCTCGCCTCGGTGAGACATACGTTGCATTCGTGCACCCACACCAGAGCCGCAAGCTTCGTGACAATCCAGAGTTCATCGAAGTTACAAAGTACGCAGCTCCAGGTAACTTCATGCTTGGTGAAATCGGTCGTTTGTACGACACAGTATTCATCGAGACAACTCAGATCCAGAAGGTAACAAACGGTGCTGGTGCAAACTACACCACAGATACAGCTGTTAACCCAGAATCTATCGTTTACCCAACTGGTGGAGGATACACAACTCCTTCAACAAAGACAGGTAACGGTAACAAGGATCGTTACTCAGCAATCTTTATTGGAGACAACGCATTCGGTCACGCTATCTCACTTCCAGTTGAGCTTCGTGACGGCGGTATTCTTGACTTCGGTCGTGAGCACGCTCTTGCATGGTACGCAATCTATGGTCTTGGTCTAATCACAGATCAGTCTGTAGTTATCGCAGAAACCAACTAATTTAAACGGGGGCGGGGTAAAACCCGCCCCCACCCAAAAATCTATCTAACAGGAGAATACACATCGTGGCAAAAGCAAAAGTTACTGACGTTACAGGACGTCAAAGAGAAGAACAAATTAAGGCCAACGCAGAAGCTCTCGCAGCTCGTGCTGGCGAAATGTCTATGGCAACAGCGGCAAAAGATTACCGTGATGCTACAGAGGTTGTAGATCTTACAACACCTGTACCAACAGTAATCGATGAGGTTGAAGATCTCGGCGTAAGCCTCGCAGACGACTCAGTTGTCGTTCGTGTTGCGGAAGACCTTGAAATGATGACAATTGGAGCAGGCAACCACTACTCTTTCCAAGCGGGCAAGAAGTATAAGGTTTCACAGGTTGTGGCAAATCACCTACGTGAAAAAGGTTACTTGTACGACCGTTTGTAATTCGTACGAGTTCTAATCGTCCCGCTCCTACAACCGCCCTCCTGTAGGAGCGGGGCCTTTTTTATCTAGATTTATTTACGATTATGCAGGATGATTAGCGTATACAGCAATCGGAGGATTTGTGGCTTCTATAAAGCAGCTCTCGGATAGACTAAGAGCAGAGATTGGCGACATCGCCAGATCCTTTACTGACACCTTTACTAGTGACGGTGTGGATACCCGTTACCAGCTTTCTCAAGCACCAGTTCAGGGATATACTCTTTCAGTTAAGGCTACAACCCCAACCCTAACAGCCATCGTTACCGGAGCCTCAGCCTCCTCTGGAGTTATCACATACACCGCTACTAACTCATTTACAGCGGGTCAAGTAGTAACAATTTCCGGTCTTTCTACACCAGCCTTTAATATTGTTGGGGCAACTATTACTTTTGCCAGCCCAACACTTTTTAGAATTAGCAACAATGCTACAGGTTCAGCAGTTACAGGCGCTTCAGGAACAGCCCTGGTCCCATCAGTTACAACAGACATTTCTTCAGCCGTAACAATTGAAGAAGGCGTCGGAGTTATAACTATTCAAAGTACCGCTGTCCCTGTTAACAACTCAACCATTACTGTTATGGGTCAGGCTTACCGCTACTTTACAGACTCTGAAATTACTTACTATATTAACGTTGCTTTTCTTGAGCATTCAAACCACTCTACAGATAGTAACGGTAGCCGCATAACCCAGATTGCTTTGCTACCACCTATTGAAGAGTACCCAGTAGTTCTCTTAGCATCTACTATGGCTCTGTACACTCTGGCAAATGACAGTGCTTTTGATATTGATATCATTTCTCCAGATGGCGTGTCTATTCCACGCTCAGAGCGTTTCCGTCAGCTAAATGAAATGGTTCAAATCCGTAAGGATCAGTATAAAGAACTTTGCGCTATGCTTGGCGTCGGTTTATACCGACTTGAGGTTCTAACCCTACGTCGTATCAGCCGTCTTACAAATCGTTATATCCCTGTTTACCGCCCACAAGAAATTGATGACAGGTCTGTGGCAGAACGCGTTCGTTTAAGTATGCCAGATTATGGAGACATTACTCCTCCTGGAACAGTGGTCAACAGAGACATCTCTATGTACGCTGGAGATGACTTTGAGATGGACTTCCAGTTTGCATTTGACATTAGCACTTATACCCCGAAGGCTCAGATCACCATACACAGTGGCCAAAGATATGCTCAAATTGGGCCTCTTATTTTGGGTACATTCTCATTTACAAAGTACTCTTACGAAAACAATACTGTTGTAGATAGCTTAAAGCTGACCCTGCCTGGTTCGGTAACTGAAGA